AGATTACGACAAACAAATTTAGGATTTTTAATACTTAGAAAATATGAGAAACATTATAAGCCAAATTGCAAAGGTTAAAAAGCACCTGACCGATAATAACATTCCGTTTATGAAATATCAAGACACGGAAAACTACATGATCCTCAGAGCAAGCGGAGGCTATCATTACTTAATTCTAAAATTCTACGAATTACCAATTAACAACTGGAAAGGATTTGAATTTAAGATTGAAGAAGTAAAGACATTAGAAGAATCAGTGAAAGCCATTAATAAATATTTAAACCTATGAAAAAATCAAATTACTTGCATGCAATCTATTGGATAGATGAGCAACTGACCAAACCAACAAAAGAAGTAAAGATGAATGGCGAAACGATTCATGATTTGCATTATTCATTAAAGCTAAATCGGAATCAGATATTAGAAGACAGAGGTAATTATTCTTATGCAGCATTTTGCAGAACCAAACGTATAAAAGACTATTTAAATGAAATTAGATGAAGAATTAACCGTGATGATTTACTTGGGTTTATTAAACTCATTAATCGATCACATCGAAGGAGATTTTAGACAATCGATATTCAACAAGCAATCATTAAAGAATAAGTCAAACATGGTTTTGGATGAACTTTTAAAGATTGAGCAACAACTTTACAAGAACAATCCAGATACAACGGTAAGCGATGACTACTTTAGTGCTGGTAAGAATATGCTAGAGTTTTTTAAGTTAGGCATTAAGATGACAAAATTAGAGGAAGATAAGGCGCAATTACTTAATACTGAATTAAATAGCTTATTAAATAAATACGAATTAGATTTGGAATTTACAAAATAAAAAACTAAACTTTGTAATAAAATAAAATATTATGGAATTAATGGCACCAAGTAAATCTGCTCAAAAAATTTATGATGAATTTTGTAAAATAATAAGTGGAAAAAAAGAAAATCTTGATATTGCTAAAGAATGTGCTTTATTAGCAATTAAAATTGTAAGATCAAGCAATCCTCAATTATCAGAAGAAAAAATATTTATCAATAAAAAAGGAGAAATAGTTACTACAATTGTAAATTCTGGAGATGCACAAGAATTTTGGCGCGATGTTCAATGGTCTTTAGAAGATATGCATTTAAATTAAAATGAAAGAGCAAGTTAATCATCCCGAACATTATTCAGCCAATGGAATTGAAGCCATAGATGTTATAGATGCCTATGGATTGAATTTTAATCTTGGGAATGCAATTAAATATATCTTAAGAGCAGATAAAAAAGGGAATAAGAAAATAGATTTAGAAAAATCTGTTTGGTATTTGAACAGAGAAATAGATAAATTTCATGGATGATTTAGTATTTGAGGGAATCATTATCGGTGGCTTGGAATTAGCATTTATCTTATTAATGATTTTCGCAATTTATTCACAAAGAAAAGAATGATGGTAAGCATCGACCATTTGATAGATAAGCATAAGCACTGGATAGCGGTAGTCAAACGCTTCGGAGAAATTGCCTACGCTGAGGACATCGTTCAAGAGGCTTACATTAAGATTATCAATTCAAATAAGGATGCTAACTTTGCTTACTTTTATTTTACTCTAAGGTCATTAACGATGAACCTTCACAATAAGAAGGTCATTAAGGTTGAAATTACTAAGGATATTGAACACATATTATTCGATTCACAAGAAGATGACATCGTTTTAGAACTTGCTCAGCCATTTATAGATTACATTCAAACGTGGGAAGATTACGAAAGGATGCTTTTTATGGTTTATGTAAATAAGGGAGTTAGTATGCGAAAAATGTCAAGAGAATCAGGCATAAGTTTTACAAGCATTTACAATACAATCAAGAACTGCAAGAAAAAATTAATAACATGGCAAAAAGAAAACCACAAGGATTAGGCGACACCATTGAGCAATTCACAGAAGCAACTGGAATCAAAGCCGGTGTTGAAAAGTTAGCACAAGCAATCGGTTGGGATTGTGGATGCGATGCAAGAAAGGAAAAACTAAATCAATTGTTCCCTTACAAGAAAATCAATTGCTTGACTGAGGAAGATTACGAGTATCTGCAAGGATGGTTTAGTATGGATCGTCATTCGGTTAGCATCATGGAACAAAGAAGACTAACGGAGGTTTATTATAATGTATTCAATATCCGCTTAGAACAGACAAGTTGCGATTCATGCTGGAGAGATTACATCAGTCAAATCCGAAAAGTTTACATTGAATACAAAGAAAATGGACAATAAGAAGCCAGATGAAATGGCAAGGTATATCTTTAACAACTGCATTTACTTTTGTGGGAACAAATTATTTGCGTTTGAATGTGCTTTGTATTTCGTTTCAATAATTTCAAGGCTTAAGCTAAAGAAAGATGATGAATGCTATTGGGCATTAGTAAAGGAGGAAATGTATTTAATCAAACGATAATGGAAATAAGAAAGATTACCGATATTAAATTGAATCCAAATAATCCTCGATTAATTAAGGACGATAAGTTTAAGAAGTTAGTTCAGTCGATTAAGGATTTCCCTGAGATGTTGGACATTCGTCCGATAGTTGTCAATAAGGACATGATTATCTTGGGTGGGAATATGCGGTACAGAGCTTGCAAAGAAGCTGGCATTAAAGAGATTCCGGTTATTGTTACGGATTTATCAGAGGACAAGCAAAGGGAGTTTTTGATTAAGGACAATACAAGCGGAGGCGAATGGGATTGGGATATGATTGCCAACGAATGGGATGCAGATGAATTAGAGGCTTGGGGATTAGATTTACCAGTGTTTGATATTAAGGACGAAGGAACGGCAGAGGAAGATAATTTTGAAGTACCTGATACGATTGAAACGGATATTGTATTAGGGGATTTGTTCGAGATTGGAGAGCATAAGTTACTTTGTGGGGATTCAACGGATAGCGATGCAGTTGCTAAGTTGATGGATGGCAAAAAGGCAGACATGGTATTTACCGACCCGCCTTATGGGGTAAATATGAATAGAAGCGGTAAAATTTTAAATGATAATTTGACTAATGATGATTTGTTTAATCTTATTAATTCTGCTTTTGTCAACAGTATTTTATTTTCAAAAGATTGTCATTTTTATTGGTGGATTGGATTTAAAGGTTACTCAATAATGGAAAAATGTTTTATAGATAATGGAATAAAAATTGATAATTGCATTGTTTGGAATAAGCCAAGTATAGGTTTAGGTAAAACTGGTTATAGATACAAACATGAATTATGTATTTTTAAAGGGGAAATAGAAGATAAATCCTTAAGTGATGTTTGGGATTTTGGTAGAGATAGAGCTGGTTTGCATCCAACTATGAAGCCAATAGAATTAATTTCTTTTGCATTTAAAAATTCAAGTAAAAAAAAATGATTTAGTTTTAGATTTATTTTTAGGCTCAGGTTCAACTATGGTAGCATCACATCAGTTAAATCGTAAATGCTACGGAATTGAATTAGACCCAAAGTATTGTCAAGTAATTGTCGACCGAATGAAGAAATTAGATTCAACCTTAGTAATTAAAAAGAACGGACAACCGTATGGCATATAATCCAAAAGAATTAGAAAAGAAAGCACTAGAGGCAATTGAAAAGAATAAACTATTCTTTATTGATGATGTCATCGCATACCTTCCATGCTCAAGAGCAACGTTTTATAATCTTGAATTGGAAAAATTAGACACCATAAAAGATGCGTTAACAAAAGTAAAAACCGAAATCAAGGTTTCTATGCGTTCAAAGTGGTACAAGTCAGAGAATCCAACATTACAGATGGGATTGATGAAGCTGATTGCATCGCCAGATGAATTAAAGCAGTTGGCAATGACGCACGTTGAAAGTAATAATACGCACGAAGTAAAAGATTTTAACCTAAGTGATTTGGTAAAATTCAAGGATGATTCTCCTAAACAATAAATGGAAAGCGTTATTTAATGATACTCGATACTTTATAATATCAGGAGGTCGGGGAAGCTCAAAGTCATTTGGGGTTGGAACATTTACAAGTTTACTTTCATTCGAGAAAGGCCACAAGATTTTATTTACAAGGCAGACAATGACATCGGCGCACTTGTCAATCATTCCTGAATTTCAAGAAAAGATTCAGCTACTGGAATCGGAGGACAAATTTGAAATAACAAAGACCGATATAATAAATAAGCAATCAGGAAGCGAGATAATATTTAGAGGTTTAAAGACATCGTCAGGCGATCAAACTGCAAATTTAAAGTCATTGCAAGGTGTAACGGATTGGGTGCTTGAGGAGGCAGAGGAATTAACGGAGGAGGCTACATTTGACAAGATTAACTTATCGGTTCGGCAAAAAGGAGTTCAGAACAGAATCATTA